TTCACACGTAATAAAAGATGCACCAATACCTGTTGGTAGTAGTATAGAAATCATGTCAGGCAACAAGATAATTTTAGAAGCATCAGATATAATAAAAGTAGATTGTTCTGTAGCAGATAAAGTTAGTGCTACACTAAGTATCATGGAGATAACATAAGATGCCATACATAGGAAAAGAACCTGCCGATATAATTGCAACTGCTGTTGATACAACTACAGGCACGTTTAGTGGTGCAGTCAGTGCTGCATCTGTGGACGCTGATGGTGGTGTTACAGTAGACAACATAACTATTGATGGTACAGAGATAGATTTATCTAGTGGTGATTTAACATTAGACGTAGCTGGAGATATTATTCTTGATGCTGATGGGTCAGACATAATATTTAAAGATGGTGGCACTGACTATGGTCGCATAAAACAATCTTCTTCTGACCTTATAATTAGAGCAGGAGTTCAAGATAAGGATATTAAACTTCAAGGTGATGATGGTGGTGTTGCTATAACTGCTTTACAACTTGATATGTCAGAAGCAGGTAAAGCTACGTTTAATAGTAGTATTGTTTTTGGCGATGGTCACTCAATAGGCGACACTGCTACTGATAATTTAGAAATTAAGTCAAGCAGTGGTGAAAATATCCATTATGATTCTGGAAACGGAGGTCATATTTTTTTAAAAAATGGTACAGAACAATTTAGGATTGATGATAATAACAGGGTTGGTATTGGCACTAGTGGTCCATCAACTCTACTTCATTTAAGAGGAACAGATGGTGTATCAACATTAACAGTAGGTAACACAACAGAAAACACTGCATTAACAATAAGAACATCTCAAGATGATAGAGTTGTTTTAAGAGCAGAAGATGGTGGCACAAATAGAAATTTTGCTTTTGAAACTGGCACGACTGAACGTATGCGAATTTCAAGTGGTGGCAATTTTATGGTTGGAAGCACTAATACTACACCAGCACAATCCAACATAGCAGGTGCTTTTTCTGTTAGACCAACAGCACAACTTGAAATGAGTTCTAACAACACGCAATGTGCTTTTTTTAATAGAACAACCGATGGCACTCTTATTCAATTTCTGCATGAGGGTAGTTCAGAGGGGAATATAGGTATAAGTGGTTCTACTGTTTCATTTAATGGTGGTCATTTAGCTCGTTATTCAAGATTAACAAACAATAAAAAAGACATATCAATAGTAAAAGGCACAGTAATGACAAACCTTGATGAAATGGTCGTGTGGTCGCACAAAGATACTTTATGGACTGAAGAAGATGAACCACCAAAAGGAGTTTCTGTAGGTGATGTAAAGAAACCTGCATACACAGAAGATAATGAACAGTTAAATAAGATGGCAGTATCTAGTGTTGAGGGTGATATTAATGTTGCAGGAGTTTTTGTGAGTTGGGATAATGATGATGATTTTAACGATATGGTCGTAGCAATGACAGGTGATATGGTCATAAGAATTGCTAAAGGAACAACAGTCGCAAGAGGTGATTTGCTTATGAGTGCAGGAAATGGCACTGCAAAACCTCAAGGTGATGATATTATAAGAAGTAAAACAATAGCAAAAGTAACATCAACAATTGTATCACACACATATGATGATGGCACATATCTAGTGCCTTGTGTATTAATGGCTTGTTAAGGAGTAATAAATGTTAGGTCATGCTGCTATCGCTGAAGCCGCTATCGCTGATGTAGGTGGTAACTTACTTGCAGCTAGTGCAGAGTTAAATGGTGTAGCATCTAAGACATCTGTAGGCGTTGGTATATTAGCTGGTGTAGCAGATTTAAGTGGAGATTTTACACAAACATCAACTGGGTTATTAATAGGAATTACATCTGCTGACATAAGTGCTGATTTCACACAGACAACTGCGGCTAATAGGTTAGATGTTTCTGAGATAAATATTATCGGTGACTTTACACAAACATCTTTAGGATCATTGATAGGTATAACATCAGCCACAGCAGATTTGAATTTTACAAAAACATCTTCTGGAGATATACTATTTATAGAGGTAAATGCAGGAGCAACAGAGGAAACTTTCACAGAAATAACTCCGAGTGGCACAGAAACATGGACAGAGATTACGCCTAGTGGCACAGAGACA